AGGGTAATGGCTTCAGCGTTAGCCAATTTGTAATATCGAAAATACTGATTGCCAATAGCACCATAAGCACTGTTAAGTGATATCTTCTTTGCCATTTGGATGTTGTTACATCTGGCGATTTCTTTTTCAAGTGCCTTTGATGGTTTCTTTTCATAATCTTTTTTTGCTTGTATCATCTTCTTCTTGAAGACCACACGATCCCCATACATCTTATCCATCAACTCTGGAAGAAATCCTCTTACATCCTTTCTATACTGTGCTCCATTTGCACAAGTTGCATACTCACTATCAAAATCATTTATCTCCTCATTTAAGATCCTCTCAACGCTCGCACTGGGATGTCGAGTCTCCCAGAGGGTCTCTGGTGAGATATTGTACTGCATAATAAGATGAGGGTACAGGCTATTAAGGTCAAAATTGACCACCCAATCATAGCGTCCTGCTTTTGGTTCCTTGACATAAGCCCCTGCGTACTTTTCGTTTTTAGATGAACGGTTTTTAGGAGGAATAACAATATTCCTTTTCTTTAAGTAGTTATATATTATCGTATCCCACATCCTCACCTGATAGAAGACATCATTATAATTAACTTTAGCATCATATGCCATAGTCAATGCCAACTCAATCAACTTCATCTTGTCTTCCAAACGGTCAACAAGTTCAACGTCAATTATATTATACTCAATGAACTTCTGCCAACCCTTTGTGTAGAAGTCCTTAAATGTATCATACTCACTGTGATCTAACTTCTGCTGACCAAGTTCTACCTTTGCAATATAATCTAATCGATATGACTCTTGTGCTTTATATGTAAACTTCTTATAAAGATCAAGATAATCAAGTTGAGTAACACCACCAACATCAAATGTGGTATGAGTTCTTCCCATAATATGAACTTCACCTTCACTCACAAGCCCCCAAGGAGACATGCGTTTCATTAACTTCTCACCATGTACTCTTCTAAGACGTTTACATATGTAAGGTATATCATATAGTTGTATGTTCCATCCAGTAATCACATCTGGAACATCCTGCATCCAATAGTTAATAAAATTGTTTAATAGATCATACTCAGTTGAACAATGATGATAGGTTACATCCTTCCTATTATTCTGAAAGGGTTTACTTCCCCAAGTAATGATCTGCTTAGTTGTATAGTCTTGTATTGTGATTGCCAAAATCTCTTCGACGCACGATTCCACATCAGGGAAACCTTGCTCAGACGCAACTTCAATATCCAAAGTAACAAGCTTAATTTGAGATATGTCAAACTTGATTTCATCATCTGGGTATTTCTCTGAAATATATTGGTAAATATACCTGTCATTCCCATATATCGAAAATCCCTCAACATCTTCATATCTCTTATAGAAGTCACGACATTCCCTAACTGTACCTGGATTGATTGCTTCAACTGTTTCTCCACTTAACGTTTTATATTTAGTCTTTAGATTCTTTTTAGATTTGACAAATAGAGTTGGAAAGAACTCGTCACGATGTTCATACCTTCTACCATTCTCAACCCCACGAACCAGAAACTGGTTCCCGATTAGTTGGACATTGGTATAGAATTTCATTTAATAAGAGTTTCGTACTTCTCAAGTAGGGTGGGTTTAGGATCGACAAGAGTTAAGATCTTATCTGATGATAACATAAAAGTATTTTGACTAGTACATTCAGATAACCAAGGAGCAAGAGTTTCGTCCTTATTAAGAACAAATGGTTCAACTAGTTTACAGTCTGGTTCTCCTATGTCAACAGCTGGGACTTCATCAATCTGTGAGACCAGTTTTTGTTGATTCACTAATATCAGAATCTTCACTGGAAGGTTGGTAGGGTTTGACATTTTTTAATACATCCTTTTCGTACATTGTAACAACTTGAGATACTGGTGTCACTATAGTAACAACCCAGTCAGTTGGAATAGGTATCTTGGTTTCTGTGGATAAGGGTTGCCAAGGATACATTGATAATGAGAACTGAGATTTATCTGGTTTCTCAGGATCTACCTCATCATCTGTTAATGGTGTGGTATTTCTAAGTTTTACTACTACAGGAGTATCTAAGAAATAACCAATAATTCTTGAAGGGTTCTCTACAGAACCTTCTTCACCAGCCATCATTTCTGATACATCAGCAACGACATCTTCACCAGATTTAAGAACTAATAATTTGATTGTCATTTTTACGTTTTACCGTCAGTATATTTTACCAATAAAAAAGGGAACCGTCAAGGTTCCCTAATCCATCTCGAACTCATCTGTATTTATAACCAGTCTTTACGAGCATGATGCTCTGGTACTATCTTACCTACAACAACTGTAAGTAACCCATCTTCAAAGTTAACTGATCTAACTTCAGTATCATCAGAGATTGCCCATGACCTACTGAAAGATCTTTGTGCAAGTCCTTGATGTGCATATTTCTTATCTTCTTTCTCTTCCTTCTGCCCCTCTACATTTAATTTACCATACTCAGTGTAAACCTTAACTTCATCTTTTTTGAATCCTGCTAGAGCAATCTCTAATCTAGATTCTACATTGTTTACATGAACTATATTATAAGGGGGATAATTCTGCTGTGTTGATTCGTTCCAAAAACGATTCAAATAATCATCTAATCCTATGCTGTTACGATTAATCTTCTCTATAAGTTCTGGAAGATTTTCAGCATGGTACCTTTGAAGGTTAGTCATTTTCTTAGCTCCTTTTTAAGCGAGTTTGTGTTAAGTGGATCCTTTCGGCATCCACTACTATTTAACCACAAATACTTTAAAAGGTCAGTGTTGTATACCGACTAATCAGATTCGGTTTCCTGCGGCTTAGTCTTCTTACCAATATTATACTTCTGTTCCAGTATCCAATCACCTTTATCTTTATATGCAAGAACCTTAATTTGATTAAGAGGTGCTATATCAGTAACACTATCTTCCTTTACGATAGATATAAGACCCCAATCAGAAAGGAGACGAGTAATACGATTCCGACGCTGAACGTCGTTAATAGTAAGGTTAGCATGTTTCCCATCAAGAGCGAAGAGTTCCTTGAAGTGAACAATATAGTATCTTCCCTGCTTATGAAGAATATGGCAGGACTGATATAATTTCTTTTCCTTTCTAGATGCTACACCAATTCTTGTTAAGGTTTCTCTAACCTTTAAGAAATCATCTGGTTCATTTAGAACCACCTCTACCATCTGATCTTGCGACCAATTGACAGTAGGTTCCACCGTTGCAGTCATTTCATTCCTCCAGTATCAAGTCGTTGTTTAATAAATTTGATTTGTTCAGGTGTTAATATTTTCAAAGCATTTGCTGCTTTTTCGTTACTATAACCATAGTATTGTTTGATGATTTCAAGATCCGTGACTTTATCCTTACGGAGCCAGGGAGAAAACCTTTTCTTTTTTCTAAGTGTATTTAGATAAAAAGAATATTGCATGTCTTTATCAAGGAAAGAATATTTATTCATCTCATTTACAAACATAATACAATCAAGGTTTCCTGATAAACAACGATTTATAATATAAGGTGCATAATCCTTTATGACTGAAGGATCATCTTGTGTTATATCTTCTTTTGTAAAGTTGATAGAATTCAACCAGTCTTTTAATTCCATGATAATTTATAAGCTAAGGAAATTCTTAATCCAGAAAACAATCTGTGAGGTGCATCACTATAATGCTTGATACTACTGGAAAACAATATAGCACGATTAGATTTATATGTAACTACATTAGAAACCTCATCATCACTCTTAAGAAAAATCAAATGTCCTTGATCTTCTATTTTCCAATCTGGATTGGGATAATAAATAAAGGTCATATCCCCATCATCATAATGAGGATTGCCACATTGATTTGCAGTTTGTCCATTAGCATATATTCTTTTAATACAAAAATCTTTATCAAGTTCATCACAAATAATATTAAAAAGATAAGTATTAAAAAAAATATCTTCTTCAAGTTTATCTACATGCCAGAATCTTCTATCCTCTCTACCTCCAGTGAAACTCCAATTACTACCATACCGCAATAAATCATAAATTTCTTTCCTAATATTTTCAGAGAAAAAATTATCAATAATTTTAAGTTCAGTCATTTAGGTAGTTTCCTATTAAAGTTCCAGTAATCAAATTTCTGCCAAGTATAATAAATTCCAATCAAAGTTCTTTTAATAAACTCTTCAAGTAATATTAATGATATGAAAATATATTTTTCTATCATCGTATGATTTGAATATTATCATCTTCAGTCCAAAGTTCAACTTCATTTCTAAACCTACCCTCTGATTTCAATTTCTCATATCTCTTACCAGCTTTCTTCTTCCACCACTTAACAATATTCTCAAGATAAAACTTATCCCAATTCTGACCACGAACTAATTTATCTTGCTCCCCAAGTAAAACTTCCCTTACATTTCCATAACCATAATCAGATGTATAAGATCTTTTTCTCTGTGTAAGTCCAAATGCATTTTTGAGAACTACATCTAACTCCTTAAGTTTCTCAGTCTTACCATATTCTTTTAAAGAATTCTTAGTCCATGAAATCATTCTAGTTTGCCTCTTCATCTTTTTAGATGAAACATAACTAGGAGTCACAGGATTATTATTATTAATCTTAGTGAATCTATTATGAAGTTCATGAAATGCTTTATCATGAAGCAAGGGAAGAAACTTACTATCAGTCAATCCTTTATATCTTATAAAAGGTTTTAAACCATCGTACTGTGATGAAGAAGTTGTAGAACCATACAATGAGGTAGTTTCAAACCAAGCAATATCCTTTTCAAATACTTCATTAAGTGTCTCTCTTGCAAAGTGAGATACACACATCAATGCAAGTAATTTACCACCAAGATAATTGTAACCAAATGGCTGAGAAGGAACAATCGCAAATCCCATTACAGAATGTTGATTGAATATAGAAAGATTTGCTGGTTGACCTAACCACTCATTCCTTGGTTTAGAATTAATCGTAGGAGAACCAAAACGAATAAAACCTAATATTGTACCAGATTTCTTTTCATAAACTATCCAACGTAATTCTCTACCAGGAATATTCTTCTCAATAATAGCAGAAGAAGTTGCTGTTAAAAGTTCATGATATGTATCCTGACTGACTTGTCTTGTAGGATCATATCCAAACCTATCACCAACAGATTTAATTTCAAACTCCATCTCTTCGGGATGAACATCCTCATTAAAAAACTCATCCTTCAAAGAAATTATAGACTTACCTCGTTCATTAACTGCTGCTTCTTTGGTTACACGAATGTAATCCTCAATAGTTTCAAATCTTTTAAAGTAACTAATGAATTGATCAGCAGCCCAAAGAGCATCTGTCTCACTTATAATCATGATTTAATAGAACCTATCTCTATTATAACCCCTATTAACTTCAATATCAATTGCATCAAAGATTCTGTGCATTGCACCTGACATTAATCTATAACCAGTACCAACATATATCTGTCCTGCAACTACAGCAACAGTAGCAGTTCCCCAAAATATGTAATAAAATTTGGATTTAACTTGGTTGCGTTGTTTTTGTTTTTCAATCATTTTTCTTCATCATGTGAATGAGTTAATTTACCAGACATCTCATATGCATCTTTGTTGCCACCATGACCATGTGCGATACCTAATTCATGCATTTTAGCATGTTCGTCAATAGGGTCACGTAAATCTTTCTTACCTGGCCCTACTGTGAGGTATAATCCATAACCCATAACAAAGAACAATAGTCCAACTATAATAGCAACCATCTGCCCTTCAGGTGATAATCCTGCATAATTACCATGAGGTATTGTATTAAAAAGGTAAATCATTGTTCTCTAAATTGTCTAATAGTTCTGTTGCTGCACAAAGATTATCTATATTATAAAGCATATCAGCAATATGTTTTGATACATAAGGTTTCTCTGATCTGGATGCAAATGATAATGCATTACGTAAATTTGATTGAGCCTCTCTTAAAGACTCTTCTACTTGTGATGATAAACTCATTTCATAATCTCCTTAATAGCAAAAATACTAAACACAATAGAAACCATACCACTTAATAATAATATGATTCCTAGAAAACCAAAACAATCAAGTTTAAATGGTTTTCTTTTCTTTTTCATTTGAATTTACATTCTACCATAATCTCTGTTAAACAGGCAAGTAAATTTATTTCTTGATCTGCAACAAAAGCGATTTGGTACTGATACTTAGCAAGTATGAGAACAGCAGCAGGGATGGTAGCAGGAACCAAGGCAGTGTAAAGACTATCGTAAATACGACGTAATAAAACAGAAGGATCGTTGTCCAAGTTATTGACACACCATTTACGTACTTCAGGGAAGTTTTTTTCTTTGAGGTTTTTAACGAGATCATTTACCTTTACGTCACTAAAATGTGCAAGTATACCACTATCTATCTTTCCACCAACAGCATATCTTTGACACTCATTAAGAACTCTTCTCCAATCAGGAAAATGTTTATTAATGAGTTCCGCTAGAACTTTCTTATCTGCATCTATTCTTTCTTGTTCTAAAATATGTACTAATCTTCCGAAGAAGGCTGCTGCAATTTCTTGTTTAAGTTTACCCTGAATACCAAACTCCACCACAGCACATCTCGAATGCAAGGGTTCAATGATTTTATTTTTGTAATTGCAAGTGAAAATGAATCTGCAGTTTCTGGAGAACTCCTCAATAGACGCTCTAAGGAGGAGCTGTACGTCGGGAGTGGTATTGTCTGCTTCGTCGATGATGATGACTTTATGCTTCGACTCGCTGCTAAGAGAGACTGTAGATGCGAAGTTTTTGGCGTTATTCCGAACAGTGTCAAGAAACCTGCCTTCATCCGATCCATTAATGACATAAACATCAACCCCCAATTCTGAACAAAGTGCCTTTGCAACTGTTGTCTTTCCACATCCAGCAGGCCCAGAAAGTAATAAGTTTGGCACTTCACCTTTATCTAGGAAATCAAGAAAGGTCTTCTTGGTTTGCTCTGGCAAAATACATTCTTTAATTGTCTTAGGTCGATACTTCTCAACCCAAAGAAATTCATCATTCATAATTTAGATCCAATCTGGTTTTCTGGATGGGTCACGTAGATAATTAGATGCAGCCCAAGGTTTGCTGCTAATGTAATTTTGGTAAGCAGTAAAAGTGTCAATGCTTGTGTTATGTTTAAACTCATTTGGCATTGCACGAGTAAAGGACTCCACCATACAATAACATGTAATTACTTCTCCTGCAAATTTATGAAATGTTTTTTTTGCTTCAAACAATGCATCAGCACATCCATGTATCTTACCATAGCGATGTGTATACTCACCAGATAATGCACAACCATGCTGAATTAACCATGCAGTATTAAATATACTTTCTGCAGCCCATTGAGTGCAAGGATGATTACGGAAAGCACCTTTCTCGACTGAGTATGGGGTTCCATCTTTCTTTTTAACTAAATCATCACCCCAGTCATAATACCAGTGTGAGAAGACGATAGAGAGCATCTGACATGTCTCTAAGGGCATCTTAACTACATGTTTATCAGGCAATACTTTTGCTGATACATGTGGATCTGGGTTAGTGACAAAGATATTCATAGATCATTCCAGTGACGGATTACCCCCGCAACGATAAAACAATTAGTAACGAGATAAGTAAGAAAGATGAGAGATCGAACAAGGAGTACAATATTATCATACCGCTTCGTCGATTCATCAGAGAACGAACCCAATGCATACTTCCATACCCTCCACCATCTTATCATACTTTAGTAGTATTGCTACGTGTTCTGTTTATTATTGAAATAAATTTATCTCCTGCGAATGTACCACCAAGACACACATCAATCTCATCACCATCTAACCAATTCATATCACCATTCATCTTAGTGTGATTCATAGCTTCTTGAATTTGGTCAATTACTTCTTGGGTTAACTTCATTATCCAAAAGTAGAGTCAGGTTCAAGTGCAATGTAATATGTCAAGTCATGATTCTTACTAGTGAATCTAGATAACAATTTCTGTGATACTACAACATCATATGTACCAGGAAGAATCTTAATATTCTCTACCTTAAAGTTAAATGAGAACTCTTTATCTGTCTCACCAACAACTACTGAGTAATCATTTGATGTATCATTCTTCTTATCACGAACAAGAATCTTTACTACACCCTCACCACCAACAACAGATAGATCAGGAAGTTGACTAATTGCTGCAGCTTTGAGCAATCTATCTAATTGATCTGTACTCAACTCAAAACTAACATCCTCACTTGGAAGAGTGATTGGTTTATCAGGTGGAGTGATAATAACATTAGGATCTGCAAAGAAAAATCTTTGTCTTGAACGACCCTCACGAATTACCACATATCCATCATTAACAAAATCCAACTCAGGGGAATTGAAGAGAGTAGTATTAACATTAAGAAACTGACTCAAATCATAGATACCAAAATCTTTAGGAATATCTTCTGTTATTGTTGCTTCTGCAAGAATGTTCTTCATAACAGAAATAGTTCTCAAAGAACTTCCTTTCTTAAAAAGAATTGATTGATTGATGTTTGAAAAATTCTTTAGAAGGCTCAGTGTTTTATCAGATAATTTCATAGTGTGAGGTCTCAGTTTCATAATTAAGGCATATTGAAATCAATGTTTCCAGAGGTCATTGATGGTTTTCCATAATGCTCATCAAAATGTAGTAATAGCATAGCATAATGAATCACTTTCAGCAAGTCTTTTTTATTTCTCCCATCTTTACTTCCATACCTACTACCATACTTAAGTATGTTTGCTTGACAGAAATCTGAAGCAAGGTCTCTGGATGCCATCAAGTCTATTGTTTGAACATTACGATACTCATGTTTAGTGCCTGTGTAATGTCCATTGTAAGTACGTGATACATACTCTTCTACATCTTCGAGTATCTCTTTTTCATGATACTTGTTCCTACTGTCTGTCATAATCTCCTGTGGTCGAATTGGATCCTCGATATTTAGGGTTAACTCATCATAGTTCAAACCAACATGATGTGCTATTGAATCATCATTATCAGAAAATGTTGTAAAAGCTGATGGATAACCATACTCATACGATGCAGTATTACCAACTCCTGCTCCTGCCATCGAATAATCAAAAGCATCAGTAAATGGATCTGGTTCTGAATTTCCTGTTACTTTAAAAGCCCTCTCTCTATCTTTAGGATCAGTAAAAGGATTCTCTCTATCAGGATCATTACGAGTATAATCATACCACGAATCAGAGTGTTCTATATCTGTCTTGATAGTGATATCTTGATCAAGATTAAAATCACCTAAAGGAACATTTACAACCCCTTGATCTTTTGAAGTATCTATTTTAATTTCATCTTTTTTCATAATTGGATAATCCTCATCTAATGTACCATCTAATACGGATGCTGCTAAACTCCATGCGTTAACCATATTCAAATAAGAAATCGTTTACTAAACTTTCTGCTTTTTCTTTTCCAAACTTAGCAGCAAGATAACCTCCTACTGGATCAAGTTTAGTCATGTAAGCATCAAAGTCTTTATATACACTGGTATCATTACCAGTGGGTTTCTCTAATTCTATCATATCTACATACTTAGTCAAGTATAACTTAAACATATCAAGATGTTGATTCACCTCATTAGGTTTACAATATCTCACAAAGATATTATCAGAGAAATGATTACCCTTTTCAAAGAAACGATAGTCTTCTGTTGCTACTGGTAATCCTTCTACACGATATGGATAATTTTCTTTAGGGTGTTGGAAATCAAAAACAACAATGACCTTCTTCTCATTGAAGGCCATTAGATCCATACCAAAACAGGGAAGATTACTTCCAGTCTTTGGATATGCTATGCAGTTAAAAATATCAACATTCTTACCATCAGAGATATCCACCTGTCTTGATTTAAGAAAGTGTGGATGTGAATGTGTGATGGCATTGAGATAAGTTCCTTTACCTTCCCAATTAGCCCATGAACCTTCTATCTTCATGGGCAACATTGATCTATAGGCACTTATGTAGTCTTGCCAGATGGTCATGCATTCTCCTCATATGCTTTATCTTCAGCAATTGTAAAATCAAAATCAGCATCTACTTTATCATACAACTCAAGGAATGATTGCTTAGTCTCATCATCAAATCTGTTTACACAAACTTGAATTGCCTTTGCTTTATTCTTAAAGATGCTGTATGCACGAACGATGTGAACCAATCTACGAGTGCTGATGATCTCTTCGATACCACCATCATAGAATGTTTTACGGATAATGTCACCCCAATCAACCAATCTCTTACAGAAGTTAGTATCATCAACCTTTAAGTTAGAAGCAACTTTAAGAAGAATCTTAGACTCTATTGCTGGTGATGGATAATCTTGCTCAAAGGTAACAGGGAATCTCTCTAAGAATGCTTCATTAAGAACATTAGTTCCTATGAATCTACCATCATCAGATCCTTTACCTTTAGTGTTTGCAGTAGCAACTACATTAAATCCAGCAGCAGGTGCAACCCATCTACCAATCTTCTTCAAGAACACACCGTTGCCTTCAAGAATGGATTGGAGGCAGAGAATTTTGTTACTCGCCAAGTCAATTTCGTCGAGTAGCAAGACAGCTCCTCTTTCGAGTGCTTCAATGACAGGTCCGTTATGCCAAACTGTTGACCCATCCACAAGGCGAAAGCCACCAATAAGATCGTCTTCATCTGTTTCAATAGTAATGTTTACACGAATAAGTTCTCTCTTTAATTGAGCACATGCTTGCTCCACACCAAAGGTCTTACCATTACCTGATAAACCAGTAATGAATGTAGGATAGAACTGCTTAGACTGAAGGATCTTCTTAAGATCATTGAATGGCCCAAACTTAACAAAAGTCTCATCATTTTCAGGAACAAGATTTTGCTGAACTGCTGGAACAACAGAAGGAGCATTAAAGGACTTTTCAATATCCTCAACCACTTTTGCTGTTACCTCTAAATTCCATTTACCTCGACCTACTTTGAATTGGTTTAATTTTTTTGTGACAGTCTGATACGCAATATCATTCATTGCACAGAATCCCTTTACATCAGCAGCAGTGAACTCCGTACCATAGTTGGATCGTAATCCCTCAATAATTTCCTCACGAGTCATTTTAATTTCAAACATAATGTGTTGCGTTTCAATATGGCTATTATATACGCAAAAGGGAGGCAAAAGACCTCCCAGTGGACAGTTATTTTATTGGTTGTATTTTTTTATACTCTCTTCCCATTCCTTCATAGATGATTGCAACTGACCCTCATTCTCCTTTGGATCCAATTTATCATATCCCTTCATCTTTTTCCATTTATTATACAAAGCACCAAGTATCCATGCTTGAGAGAGTTGTTTAGGCCCATTCTCTAACAGTTCAAGTTGCGTCTTGCTACTTGTGTATGCTTTGTACTCTTCTCTCCAATTAGAGTCATCATAAAGTTTTGTCATTTAATCTCCATATGAAAAAGTTTTTCCTTTAATTTGAGATTGTCCGTATGGGTTTTTACCTTGAGGTTTAAACCTACCCACGTTTTCTCCTTTTTTATCTAATCCCCCCTTTCTTGTCCTATGGAGTGTAGCAGTTTTTTTAGTTTGTGTCAATACTGAGTCCTGCCCATACTTCTTACCCAGTTTCTTTATTTCTTTCTTAAACTTCCTTTTACTTTTTTTACCACGATCTATTGCATAACTTTTCTCTTTTACTTTTCTTTCCTTTCCTGTATCCTTATCTTTTTCCAAATAAGATCCTTTTACTTTAGTAGGCCCTCTACCAAATTTACCACGAATATCTTTTTGTAATTGCTTTGACCTTGCTTGATTCTCTTTCCTTGATTTGTCGCCACGATCAGCAGAGAGGGTTGCTATCCCACTCTTATCAGACTTACTCTTTATTCTGGAGAGACTACTCTCTTGCATAAACTCTTTATAGGTCTTCATTCTTTGTGACAATTCCTAAACTTATTTATTCTTCTTCCTCTTCCAATACATCTAAAAGATATTCATATTTTTTAAAAGTAACACCTTTTTTTGATAAAAGAATCATCTTTGATACAGTCATTTCCTCACTGTAAAAGATAACTGGTTGTTCTCTACAATCTCCACTCATAAACCTTTTGTGTTGATTTCCAAATTATTTACTCATTTAAGGATTGCTTAATGCGTTCTTCCTTCCACTCTCTATACATTCTACCATACATCATACCTTCATTTGACTTGATAGGATCTCCTTTAAGGAGTTCCTTTTCCCTAACAGTAAGTTGTGGATCTGTTGCCAGATACTGTTCTTCCCAATTAGGAATATCTTTAATATAATCTTTATTCATAATTAAGCCACCAATTCGATAAATTCACCAAGAACTTTTTTATTTAGTTTCTTGACTTTGAGAGATTTAACAAATGCTCTTTTGATATCTGCCTTTGAATCTGATTTAGGTTCAAACTCAGCCTCATCTGCAAGGTTTGATGATGACATAGCAAAGTATGCATCATAAGCAGAATTTTTAATATTAAAACTCTTGCTTTTCTTCCAGTCTTTCTCAATTACCTGATACTCTTTGCAATACTCAGAGTAATATAATCTTGCAAATCTTAGTGCATCTCTATTTGGAAGAACACGAATACCTATAAAGTTTACTGACTTAAATCTATCTTGAAGATTTCTAAGAAGAGCACTTGTAAATTCATGATAAGCATATCCAAATCTATAGGTAGTTCCAAGAGAACGATCCCTCAATAAAACTGACTCTGGATTAATATGACGAGTACCCATATAAGGAGAATCTTCCCAATGACGCTCTACTTCTTTATGATAAGGAATCTGTGATGCCTCACCATCAGTTAATACAATACACTGAACTTTTTCAACTCCATTCTCTTTTTGAAACTGAGGAAGAATCTGATTGAGTGTAATTAGTGCTTCATTTAGAGGAGTTCCAGATAAACATAAACGATTAGGATAACTATATCCATAACAATGCTCACCAAAGACCTGAGCTATTCTCCAGATATTAAGCATCTGATGCTCTAATGTTTTAGCATTAACCTTACTTGTAAGGATATTCATCAAATTAAATCCATGATGAACCTGAAGTAAATTTTCCTTTGCCTCATAATGTTCCTTTACACCTTCTTGACCTCTTATCCATTCATTAGTAAAAGCATAAACTTCAAAAGGAATAGAGACTTTACGACAGAACCAAACAAGATTATATAACTGCTTAACAGTATCCTCCAAAACGTACTGCATAGATCCAGACCAATCTAATACAAAGACCAATCCATGATTCTTACCATCAGGTAATACAGTTATCTTCTTAAAAAGATCCTCGTTATATCGGTAAGTATGAAGCTTCGCTGTATCGAGAACCCCAGTGCGACTAGTAGTAGCACGAGCATAACTCGAAGCTGCCTTACGACACTCAAACTCTTTGACAAGATAATTGACTTCTTTTTGTGCATTTCTTTTGAACTGAGTAAAATCTGTATCGGATTGATTAAATAGATTTTTAGTTTCGTTCTCAAACCAATAGAATCTTGACTGATATCCATTTGCTTCAAACCCAGCTTGCTGTGCTGCAAAATCTTCATCAATCTCTCTATGAACATCTTCATTAGATGCAATCACACTATTAAGATTAAGTTTAGGTAACTCTACATATACATTCTCATAACCATCTCTTCTAACTAAATTCTGTAATTTATCTTGGAGAGATTCTGCAGTTCTAACTTCTAAATCTTCTTCAAATGTTGTACCTGCATTAGGCTTTTGTTCTACTTTTTGACCACTCTCTTCCATTTGAGGTGACTGTGGAGACTTTCCTTCAGACTCTTCTTCTTTCTCTTCATCATCATACTCACTATCATCTTCACCTAAATCAGGACGCTCTACTTTCATCTCAACTTTTTGATGAGAATCTATGTCATTTACATTCTTTTGCTGAGTCTCTTGCTGCTCCTTACAATAAGCATATAGAACTCTTGATGCTTCTATTGCTTCTTCAAAAGTTTCACACTTACTAATTAAATTGATAATCTCCTTTTCACGAGTTGTAAAAGATATATTAAGGAAAGAACCAATCTTGAAATGTAGATTAGCACGATCAGCAAGATTAAAAGTATCAATATCTTCATTTTCTACATCAAAGAAATCTTCTTCACTGAGTTCATTATATGCATTATAGAAAGTTTTGGCAAGGCCAGGATATCTACGCTTGATCAACTTCTCAATTCTTGCATCCTCAACTACGTTTATAAACTGATGAGGAACATCCTCTGGAGGATCTACGTTAGGAGTGTAAAGTGCATGTCCTACCTCATGTCCAACCAACATATCATATACAGTATTGCTTGCTTTCTCCCAGATAGGAAGGATCAACACACGAGTATCTACATTGAACTGTGCTGTCTCAACCTGCTTATGCTCCACTATAAGGTCTTCAGTAGCAAGGAGTTTAGCTAATTGTGATTTGATTTCTTGCTTTACTGGCATGTGTTTCCTCTTGTATGTGGCCATAATACGACGAAACCCGCCTCGATGGACGGGTTTGTAGACACTTTATCAACTGTCTGCGTCTCTCTCTTGCAGACCGCAGTGCCTGTGGTTTAAGTTTTCGTTTGGCCTCCTTCTTAGAGTGGTGCTGCCAATTCGGGATAGAGTTGCTCAATGTCCTTCCTGCAGATAGTCCGTATATTATCTATAAGTTTATCACTCCTCTCCAACTTATTGGACTCATCGTATGACAGTTTCTTGTATGGAACATCCTCTGATGTAAATGGAACTCCAAGAACACTACTCACCCAATTACTAAACTCCTCCTTGAAACCATTCTCAAATCGCCACAGATGGGTCTTATCAGAAATGAAGTCCACTTGTGGTCTATACCAATTTACTGCTTCAGGTAAAGGAAAATTATCAAGCATCATGGAAAACATCATAGGATCCTCCATTGCTTCTTGAATATCTTCCCCATACATTCTCTTCAAAAAACTAGAAGCACCAAAAAATCTATCAATAGGATTTCTTATGATGGCTATATGAGGAATACCCTCAACATCCAAATGCTTCTCATATAATTCACGATGAAAATGAATAATCTCTATACCTTCAATACTAGTATGAGCATCGTGCTCTAATTTAAAACCATTTCTTACAAGATTTGTTGTTATAAACCTACCAGCAGTACGTGGGATGTGGACAAAAAGAAACCTCTTCCCAGACGAATGTTTATAAATGGACATTATACAGTATCTAATATATTAATTTTAGGTTTCCACCCAGTGCTTAACATTATAGAAATATCTGCAACATTATCATCTACCTCACCAGGAGTATATTCTTTAACTGGAAGATCTCCCTGACCAAATGCTTCTGCTAATTTTCTTACAGGAATAGACTCTCCATATCCAACTGGAACTGGGCCATTAACATCCGTCTTTTCAGCAAGATATCTGATAGCACGGCATACATCTTTAACATGAATCCAATCCCTCTTATGATTAGTAATATATTTTGCAGTACCATCCTTCAACATACCATATAACATATTATTACGACTATCGGGACCATAGACCGTTGTAAATCTCATACCAACTGAATTAGGTGGTGCCATCTGCTCATTAACCCACTTACTCATAGCATAAGGGTTCTCCCAATAATTACCATCTACAGCACTTGATGATGCATATAGTAATCTTGTACCAGTTTCTCCACACCAATCAAATAATCGTTTTGCCTTTACTACATTGTTCACATAATACTCTGCAGGTTTCTCCATACTCTCACGTATGTCTGCCCATGCAGCAAGATGAACTACAAGGTCATAATCACCTGCTTTCATATTACCACTAATATTAAAGTCACTTATATCGTCTGGATGATCTATACCATGAACTTTATATCCTTCTGTGGATCTCCAATCAGCAAATACATACCGACCAATAAAACCACGGTGTCCTGTTACTAATACTTTCATGTCACTGGCCAATCAATAACTTTTCTAATTTGTTCATTATACTTCCATACTTCTCTCAGCATGTCAGCATTTACTCCATGAGATTCCATCTGAACAATCAAGGAGTTTAAGTCTTTAGGGAAACACGTTCCACCAAATCCCCTATCATTATCTATACCAGGAACTTGAGTATGTGATTTACCTATTCTACTATCAGCAGTAACTCCCTCACATACTGTATCATAATCCATTCCAACCGATTGGCATAAATCATATATCTTATTGAAGTATGCTACCTTATAGGCAAGGAATACGTTAGAGAAATATTTAATTGCTTCACTCTCATCCGAGGAGGTAATGATACTTGGGATTTCAGGAAAACACTGCTCAAAGAAACGAACAAAATCAAGACAAAGTTCCTGACTACCCCCGACAACATTTCTTTCTGCTTTGGCATAATCCTCTACAGCATTTCGTGCGGTGAGAAATTCTGGATTATGAATTACATTATGTCTTTCAGTGTACTTCTTTGTAGTACCTACAGGAACAGTAGATTTAATAACAAAAGTTCCTGTTAAATGATCTGGTAGATCTTCAAAAAATTTATCCAGAATAGAAAGGTCACAACTTCCATCCATTCTCATTGGAGTTGGAAGACAGACAAAAATAAAATCTTGTTGTATAACTTCTTCTAGTGGATTAAGACATCGGTTCTTATCCACATCATAAATCTTTGTTTTTACTTTATCTCGTAGGTTTTGATATACAGCATTACCTACAAAGCCATTCCCAACAATTCCAATCATGATGCCATCCTACTGAATCCTTTAATTTTTTCAAATCGAATGTGATCCTCAAACTTATCTTCCATACCAGTTTTATGGGAGATAACAAATATGTTTGCATCCTGAATCACGTATCGGATGATTTTTAAGAACTCGTCTGTTCCTTGACCATCTAATGAACTATCAAATACTTCATCTAATACCATCAAGTTGGTCGAAACTGAATTCTTAAACTTAGCTACTTCTCTCCATGTAAAGAGAAGTGCTAAATCAATTCTTTGCTTTTCACCTTCACTAAATGATGCATAAGAAAAATCCTCATGTATTGGGGATTGAATGGTTTCGTTAAACTCCTCATCAAGAGTAAAGTTAATGTAAAAATCCATCATCTGTAGATAACGGTTTACTTGTTGATTTATCAACGGTAAGTACTTCTTGATGATTTTAGTCTTAACTCCTCCATCTTTCAATAAACCATAAGTGAAGTTGTAATATTTGATTCTGTCTTTATGTGAGACTAACTCGTCATAAGTCTCTTGGAGATTTGCCTTAAATGTTTCTAACTTGTCATGCTCAGTATTTCTGTTTGCAAGTTGTTCGGTAATTGTTTGAATTTCCGATTCCAAATCGCTGATTTGCTTTTGACAACCAGTGATTTTAGTGTTGTTTTTAGAAATGCCATGCGTTAGTTTTGTGATCTCCTTTGATAATTGAGTGAAATGATGCTCTCGCTCTTGTTCTGTTTTAATTGCATCTTCGAGTTCTTTATACCCAGATTGCAACTCCTTGGCTTTAGTTTGAGCATCGTTGATTTTATTTATTCTAAAGGACTCATCTATAGATTGTGTACAGGTGGGGCATACAGTATTGTCTGTGAAAAACTTATGCTCTTTAGTAATGGTAGATACTTTATTAGAGATTTTACCTTTAAGGTTGTTAA